AATAGAGCAAGAAATGTGTGATCGGGGGGTTGCTTCCCGACAACGAAAAGTCCAGTTAAATATTTCTAAGGGTAAAGAGTCAGAAAATGATTATGCCAGAAGCATGATCGCTGCTGGCCTTGAACCTTTATCAAAAGCTATACAACAATTTATTGACAGGGCTTGGAGGGGAACACCAGGACCTAAAGCTGTTGCTGCTGTTAAGTTATCAGAGTTTCCTGATACTGATGTTGTTGCCTTCATTGCTTTTAAATCTATTATTGATGGCACATCACAGGGAAAAACTGCTACACAGATAGCCATACAAACAGGGCATTTATTAGAAGATGAACTGCGGTTTAGCGTCTTTGAAGAAAGCGATAAACGACATTTTACTGCGGTTAAAAATCATATCACTGATACAACCCACCCAAGATATAGACGTAACATGATGATTGGTCACATGAGAAGTCAAGGTTTTGTTTTTAAGTCGTGGGCAAAGGAAGATAAGTTACGCATAGGTATGAAACTGTTGGATCTTTTGATCAATACGCTGGGTATTGTGAAGATTGCAACAAAAAGATTGGGTAAAACTACAAAAAACTATATTGAATTTACCGAAAGCATTAACGAATGGATGAAAAGACAAAGGTCTAGCAGGCTTGCAAGCTATCCAATCTATATGCCTTGTGTAGAAAAACCTTTGGAGTGGGTGAGTGCTATCGAAGGAGGTTTTCATACCAAACGACTGCAACATATTAAAGCTATTAAGAGTAGGGATCTTGATTACCTACAAGAAGTAACAGACAAAAAACCAACAGCGTTTTTTCAAGCATTAAATTGTCTACAGAATACCCAGTGGGAAGTAAATCAAGATGTTCTTGAAATTGCTCAAAGCTGTTGGGATAGAGGGTTAGAAGTAGGTTGTCTGATTGATGCTGAAACATTACCACTGCCACCAAAACCTTTTGATATTGATACTAATGAAGATGCACGATTGAAGTGGAGAAGGGCAGCTAGTCTTATCCATGATCAAAATGCACACGACAGAATGAAGCGATTTCAATGCCTGACTTTGTTAGATACAGCCTTGTATTACAAGGATGGTCCTTTCTATCATGTCTGGCAAGCAGATTTTACCGGACGAATCTATCCGGTAGCAGCAGTTTTCAATCCACAGGGAAATGATTTATCCAGAGGGCTACATAGGTTTCATAATGGTGCAGCAATTAATGATGAAAAAGCAAAGAACTGGTTGGGGATAGCAGGTGCTAATCACTGGGGTATGAGTCGTTCTAGCTATGAAGAAAGAATAGAGTGGGCTAATACTGAAGGCTTTGCTTTGGCTGATCAGATTGCAACTAATCCAGAATCAACTGTTAGTATTTGGAGTCAGGCAGACGAACCATTTCAGTTTTTATCCTGGTGTATTGAGTGGTTTGAACTGCAACAGCAAGGCTATGGGTATGTATCAAAGCATCCTGTCCTGTTGGATGGTTCTAATAATGGCTATCAACATTTTGCTGCCATGACTTGTGACGATGAGCTTGCAGGAAAGGTAAATTTGATTAAGTCGGATGAAATGCAAGATCTTTATGATGAGGTTAGGGCAGAATTATTAACTGATCTTGCTGATAGTGAAGAGTTGTTAGCTGTTGAATGGTTTAACAACAGAGAAGTTATTACAAGAAAGCTGGTAAAAAAACCAGTAATGGTTATTCCGTATAGCGGAACTTTATATGGCATATCAAATGCCATCAAAGAATATTTGTACAAACATGATGTAGACCTACCTTGGGAGAAAGATTCTTTTGCACATAACTATTTTCTAGCCAGAAAAATTATTCTGACTGTTAAAAAAGTATGTCCAAAATCATCAATCATCATGCAATATTTAACAGACGTTGCTAAATGTTTTGGTAATGAACGTAAAATAATGAAGTGGAATACACCTTCTAAGTATTATGTTCATCAAAATTATTACACTTATAACAGTAAACAAATACGCACCAAAATTGGTACAAGTACTGTGTACTTGTCACTTAATGATTTAGCAGAAGAGGTTGATAATAAAAAATCTACACGCAGTTTTGCTGCAAACTTTGTGCATAGTTTAGACGCTGCTAATGTACATTTAGCACTTGAGAAAAGTCATAACAGAGGATTAAAAAACTTTACTACTATCCATGATTGCTTTGGTTCTACTGCTGCTGATATAGAAAAGTTTATTGATTGTGTCAAACAATCCTTTGTAGAAATGTACACCGATAACGTACTTGATAATTTATACGATCAAGCTGTTCAACAACTGGACAAACCTAGACGATTACCGACACCACCAGATCCTGGTGACTTTAATATCTGTGAAGTTTTATTAGCACCTTATGTCTTTAGTTAACCACAAGGGATGACAGAAAAAAAATGTACGGTAATATCAATGTTACGTCTACCGCAGACGATTTTAAAAGAAACTTTAAAAAATTCTATCAAATGAACAAACCTGAAAACTACACGACACCCGTGTGTCTATTGCAGTACGCATGGTTAGTCGAACCTGACACCAAATTTGATCAGTCCGGCTTATGGCAAGTTGAATGTCTTATCGAACCAGAAAAGGCACAAGAACTTGAAGAACAACTCAATGGACTTCTTGAAAGATGGAAAGCATATCTTAAATCAACTAATCCTAATAAAACATACAAATTAGCACCTCTTCGATTTGGTTATGAAGAAGTTGATGGCACTCCTTACTTCAGAGTAAAAACAAAAATGAAAGGTGGTGGGGTTAGAGCAGATGGTACGCAGTGGAAGCAACGACCTCCCATTTTATACAATTCTGATGGCACACCTATGTCAGAAGAACAAAGACAAGCTGTTAACAAACTTGGACCTGGTACAACTGGACAAGTCAACATCAGATGCAAAGGTTGGGAGACACCAGCTTTCGGTGTTGGGATAAAACTTGAACCAGAAGCTGTCATTATCCACAATTTCGTTCAATATGTCAAAGACGCAAAAGGCTACGGTTTTGAAACAAAAGAAGCAACCGAAGAGAAAGCTCCAAAGGTCGCAGGCTTTGAAACAGTGCCAGCAGGGAACGAATTTTAGAAGCAAGTTTGAAGCTACGATAGCTGCAACTTTAAACAAAAATAAAATTCCTTTTGACTATGAAAAAATTGATCTTGAATACTGCATCATCGGGTCTTACAAACCTGACTTCATCTTTAAAAACTTTATCGTTGAAGCCAAAGGTTACTTCTCTCCTGAGGACAGAAGAAAGATGCTTGCAGTTAAGGAGAAACATCCCAGTTTAGATATTCGTTTCTGTTTTCAGAACGCAAAAACAAAACTAAGTCGTGGCAAAAAGAGAAGCCTTACCTATGCTCAGTG